AAAACCATGTGTCATTTCATGTGCGATTACATTTCCAATCCCTCCTAAGTTCCAAGCAGTTGACCTGTTTGAGTCATAGAAGGGAGGATGTAGGATTCCAGCAGGTATTGTCATTTCGTTTGAATCAGGATAATAGAAAGCATTTACTTCAAATGTGGATGAATCCCAATACTCTGATTTGTACGGTGGGCGCGGACCAATGTCGTCAATCCCATACTGTGTATCTTTTTCATTGATACCGAACAAATTCCGTAACATTTGCTTATCGGAAAAATCTTGACCGCGACTTTCATCACGCCACACAGTTGGATAAGCAACCTTAAACCCCATTTTATTCATCTTCTGAATGGCCTTTGCCTGTGTTTCAGGGCTCATCCAATCAGTCATCTTAATACGACGAGTTGCCGCTTTTTTAAGAATATGGACAAGACTGATTGCTTCATCCTTAATGTGTTTTGGTACGTATTTTTCTGTGTAGGGCTTGGACAACATTTGCGGTAAATGTGTTGTTAAAATAGTCATCATAATTCGGTCAACGTCACTTGCTGATTTAGCTCCCTTGAGTGCGGTACCGAAGAAATTGAAATAGTGCTGATAGACTTCGCCAGAAATAAAACGTCCCATTGTGAGAACAGCAGAGCCCATTAGCCAGAGTTTTATATCTTCAAGACTGTGCTGGAATACACTATTAATGTAATGAAAGAAGTCGCGGCTGGTTACAAGCAATGTGTGTTTTTCCAATGTTGATTCTGGTACACCGTAGCCTTTGAAGATGGAACGCCAAGGAATATCAGGATATGTTGCTTGCAGTTCATTCCATGATATTTGATTATAGCGTTTAGGCGTGTCATCCTCTTCAATGGGCGTGGGCAAATGCTTGGCTACCTTAATTTCAACATCTACGAATGTGTCCAGCGAATCTAGGCCAAAATATGAACCGACTACTTTAGCAAATTCACGATAGGCTACTCGGTCTGCTCCATATTTCTTGTCTTCCAGCAAATACTTATGCGGAACACAGAGAACATATTCGCTTAACTGAATGCGGGAATAGTTTGTATTGTAGGCATCACTCATTACGCGAATAGTCATTGGTGAACGGGCTTGTAGACGATTCAGTTTGCCTATCATGAATCCGGCATCTTCTTTTGTTTGAATATTCTTCAGTTGTCCAATTAATTCAACGACAACATATTCCGTTTGACGGGGCGAATTCCATGTGTGATAGATACTCTTCACAAATTTGGAGAGTTTAGAAGTCGGCTCATTAATGAGTCCGCTACGAACAATACCCATCAATTGTTTTTCAATCCGTTCTGCTATTTGGCGACTGATATTGGTAGACGCGGCATCGTCGGGTATTTCAGTTTCATTCAACCAGGTTTCATTGATAAACCGGTAATAATCATGCCTCGGGCCAGAGCAATATTGTTGCTCAATCCGTCCTCTCTTTGTAAGGTCGGGTCCTGTTGACATTCCCTATGTTCTCGTTCTAAATGATTTCTATCATTTGTTCTCGTGTTAACGGATTTGTTAGAAAATTTATATTTATACACTGAGGGAGTTGCTTCTTTGGTTTGCTATCTTTGGTCTTCTCTTTAAAATTTATATATGAAACCATTTTCTCTTTGGTAGGGATTGGCTCAAATGTAGTAACAGATATATCGACAGAAAATGATAGCATTTGTGAACTTAATGGCCCAGGAGCAATTGGAGCAATTCCGCCGTCTTTTCCACAAATACTCATTCCCTATCTGTCCGATAGAAGTGTTTTTCATAAACTGTCACCAATCTTTCACGGAGATTTTTATTCCCTGCTCCATTCGCAATCATTTGAGCGGCCATTTCATGAGGGTGCTCATCTTGCGGCTGCACGCCAAAAAAATCACTCCATTCGGGTGGAGCCTCTTGGCGTATCGTGTTTGTCTGCTCGTCCCACCATACAGTTTCTGCTGCGGCTAAGGATCCAGGGTCCTTTGATGTATATATAGTTAGACTCCACCAACGGTCACGCCAACAGGAAAAAGGTTTATCTTCTGTATCAGGATTAAATCGGCGTTTTTCTAAGAGTTCAGCGGGCATCTTTGACGGAGGGCTTTTTTGGATTGTATAAGACCACATCAATTTATACCAGGTTTCCCATACTTCAGGGTGTCTTCTTTGAAGCAAGTGAATTTTCTCGTGCTCAACTGTTATGGGTAATCGTTCTTTAGGATGCGACTCAGGAATCATCATTGTTGTTTCATTAATCGTGTGCGGATATCCATTTTCGCAGGTTCTATCACAGAATACAATTGTGTAATCTATGCCTGTTTTTGGGTCTTGCAGTGAAACTTGTTTGTGGGCATCACATTTATTCCCCTTGCGTGCTATTTCATTAATTTTTTCAGCTGTTTCGCCTTTACTCAAACTGCTAACCAGTAATACAATTACTAGGATAGAAGCAAATACTGCTAGATAGTTTAGCATTCCTATTTCTTACGACCAATAAGTTTAGCAATCTGTTGTATACGAATCCAATTTTCTGTAAAGCTATGGGAGATTGAAAAAATACGTGGTTTCTTATTTGCCTCTTGTGGCTTAGGCGGAATAGCAGGAAGCATCCTATCATGTTTGTCTATTTTAGCCTTGCCTAATGACTGGGATAGGGTGTTTAACCCTGCCTCCACTGCTTACCACAATTCAAGCACAATACGAACAGAGTCATTGGCTCATCTGCTGAACGGGTCTGTAGTTCATAATATACACACTGACGCTTCGAGCAGTTGCTACACTTGTAAGCATCCGTTGCCATCTCCTTATTGCCCTCCAGCAGACGAGTTTCACGCTTTAGCCGAGCATCAATGCGGGAAAGCCAGTGCTCCGGATTCAGTTCATCATAGGTCATGAAAGGAATCTTTTGAACCTCAAATTCACCCTCCTTTAGACGGTCCAGTAGACGATTTCCCTTCACATATGTCTTGGGGCTCAGATTGTTCAATGTCCTTCTAGCAGTGGCCATATAGATATGCTTGAAGACCGGATTTTCCCAATTCTTTAGTACACCACGCTTGCCAGATTCTTCAATGGCTGAATTATACATACCCTTCTCAAGATTGATTCGTTGCTTTTCATCTAGATGATCTGCCAAATCATTGGAAATCCATACTAAAGTCTTTTCTCGGATAGAATTCATTACTTATCATTGGCCAAAATTTTTAAATCAAATTTATGTTTAATCGTATTCCTCTTCCTCTAGTTCGGCAGCCATTGCCCACTTCGGAATCTTCTTATTACGAGCAGACGCATATTCACGCTTCGGAGCGGCCTTAACTTCAATCTCCTCTTCTTCTACTTCCGGTTCCACTTCTGCTTCCACTTCTGCTTCCACTTCTGCATCTTCCACTTCCTTGTCTTCCTCCTCATCTTCGTCAACATCATCATCTTCATCATCATCCTCATCTTCATCCAAACTTTCAAATCCTTGGAAAATCTGCGTGTAAAACTTGGTATACTGAGCAGTTGTAAAATTTGCGGGCTCGTCTAGTTCAGTAAGGCAAATCATAATTGCGTCACCGAAAAGAAGGGCTGAATCTGCTGGAGGTGGGAGTTCATGCTTATTTTCTGTTCCAGCACGTCCCTCCTTGTATCCCCAGAGTTCCAACTTTGTCTTCTGATATGACCATGAGCCAATCTTGGCCGGAAGTTTTGTCTTGCGAAGAATCTTTGCGATACGGGTCGGAATCTCATCTTCAATTTCTCCCGTAATTTCAATCTTACTTTGCTTAGTATCGCCCTTTGTCTGAAGAACTACAACTTGAGCCTGCATGTTTTGCCTTATCTGGCATATAAAACGGGCTTCAAGTTTAAGTATAATGAGTGCGATTCTTTTTTTATCCACTTCTCTGCTGGAAGAACCAGTGACTGGAGAAACTGTTGTAATCTACACAATGGGTCTGACAAAATGGTTTTTTATTTGTGACCGAGACATTGCTATTTGCTTTCGAGCACTGAAACACTACTGTAATAGCAATTGGATATTACAGCAGGGTATAGTCTCATCGTGTGATGTGGGGGTCCCAGTGTCACCATTTTGTATAAAAGAACGCTATACGAATGTAGCATTTACACTGCTAGATGCTGGCGGATTTACTTTGACGCACCCCAGTCTTGGACATCTTCTGTTTTCACACCTTCCACTGGTTGAGAAGGTTCTGCCTCCTGAGGTGCTGGAGGTGCTTCGGGCTGAGGAGCACCAATTATCAGAATCCCAATTGAAGGATCAACATTTACAGCTTGAGTTACAGCAGTTGCTACAGCAGCCGGTTCCTCGGCCACCTTCACGACAACATCCACGACGGCAACAACAGCAGCAGCAGGGACACCGGCCTCCTGCATTGCCTCCTTCAATGATTCCGTTACCGCCGCCTGCTGAGAAACCGCAGCATCTTTCGCAGCACCAGACACAGCAGCAACTACAGACTCGCCCTTCTCAACAGAAGTCGCAACCGCCTCCGCCTTATCCACAGCAGCGGAAGCAAGTGCCTTTAACTTCGGGTCTAGCGGCACCGCTGCTAGGCAAGACCGGAACAAAGCCGCAACACATCCTACCTTCGGCTTCACAAGTGAAAAGCCTCCTCGCGCGACCGAAACGGCAATATCCAGTGTTGCGGGCACAACCGTCTTTAGGAGGCCAAGGAGTTCCGTCTTCTGATCCTCTGATAGTGTAGTCTTCTGGACTGCCTGCTTAAGAATGTCCAAGACAACCGTCTTCTTTTCACTTCCCTTCAGTGCCTGAATAGCATTTACTTCCTGTGCCAGGGTAACTGCTAATCGCATAAATCCATCCGGTGTGGGTGTTTTGGTTAAAAGTTCAACGCCCTTTTGAACCAATTCATCAACTGACATCGCGTTTTTCTATGTTATGTTTCGTTAATCTTAAATAGAGCAAAATGGATGTCTTACGCATGTTAATTCTCTTGGTTGTCGGCGGTGTTGTTGCTTTTTTCCTTTTTCAAATCGGTGTAGTACTCTACAAGCGTATGAATGAGACCAACGAATTACGGGAACAATTAGTTGGGGCCCAGTATGTGCCGAATATGAGGCAGTTTGAGGAGCAGGCCCCCGTGGTAAGACATGAGCCTAAGGGAACTCCCATGCCGGAAATACCCGGGCAGTCAGAGGAAGAAGTACGTGCACCGGAGCCAACCCAACGCCGGGTTCGTCGTGCGCCTGCTGAGGAGCCTGAGCCGGCTGAGCCTATTCCGCAGCGACAGGAGGAGGCCGGATTTACGGAGGACCTCAGACACCCAGAGGCCAGTTTCCAACCGCACCCTTTTAATAACCGGTCTGTTCCTGTAGATTCGGGTGTTGCTAGCAAAGTCTCATCACCGGGTCTCGGTGGAGACCAGCAGGCGTTTGAATCCGACATGGCCCAGAATGGTGGGGAGTGGTTGAAGGGCACTTTTGCTTTTGATTCTAGGGAACCCAGTGGCTTTTCCGCATTGTTTTAAAACGGTATAAAGCACACCCACTAATTCTTTATAGATATGGCCACACTACAAACACGTGTAATTCCTGTTTCAAATGGATTGCGTCTCCCTGTTCTTACAGAACCAGGAGATACACACAACGTATATGACTGGTTAGCATCATGGAGTCTAGGACCGCGTGATACTACTTGGCGATTCAATAATCCTCTACAAGATGCGAATGTGGGAGATTTGAGAACAGGTACATGGTATTCTTCGTTGAGACCGGGTGATTCTAGCAGGTCTGGTTATTTGTGTGTGTGTCCGCGGCTCAAGGCTGTAGTCTATGCTGAACAGAGTGCTGGGGGAAAAAGCAAGTTTCCTCGGGTTTTCTTGCTGCGAATGCGTGTGGACCCGGCGATTTACGAAACAGCGGGAATTGTTTTTGCCGCAACACTTGTGCCGTCGGAAAAAGCAATTATTGTGGAGGATATGTTGATGTATAAGGGATTTGCGTCTTTCTATAAGGCCCCGTTCAGCCAAAGATGGCAAACTACACAGACATGTCTGCAAGAGGATGTGTGGGCGGATGAGGACCTGCTGGGAGGACTGAAGATTCGTTTGCGTACTATTAAGCCTCTAGCCGAGGTTGCAGAGTTAGGTATTTCGGAAATTATTCCTGAAGAGGCGGGTCGGCGGCGATTCCTGTGGATTGGACGAGCACAAGAGGATGCTTTTCCTATGGCTGCTTCAGCTGCTGCTACAGGTACGGCTACAGCTAGTGTTCCTATGCTAGAAACCAAGGAGCCGGATAATATTGCGATTGCAACAAAGGGGGCTTTCCCGGACCAGTATTTCTTGACTCAGCCGGATGGAAGCAAGATAGGTATGGCTATTGTACAAGACCCTGGTGTAAGCAAAGATATGCGTCTAAAGAGTAAAATCAATCCGCAGTTCCGCGTTCATATCAAGGAGGCGGCTGAATTTGCTGGAAGTTATGAAATCCTTTCTATTGTCTAAATAGGATGGCTGGTTATTTACCTTCTTTTGATAGCACTGGCTTGTTTCGGGGTTCCGGAGCGGGTGTTTCTACATACTCAACCTGTGCGGATACTGCTAGACCTGGAGCTGTAACTCGTCGTCATCGTTTTAGACAGCGTGGCGGTCGTTGCCCTTGTATGGTTGGCGGTGGTAGCCGCAATCGCAAGAATCAGAGTCGCAAGAACCGTGGTCGTTCACGCAAGAACCGCTACACGCAGAGGCAGCGTGGCGGTTCATCCGACAGGTCGGACAAAAAACGCCAATCACAGATTGGCGGTGCTGGCTACACATTTAACATGTCGGATATGCTTATGAAGGAGCCGGCCCGCATGACAACGGCATGCCAGATGCCGCGGCCTCCTACACAGTTTGGAGGAGCAGCCTTAGTGGGCTCCGATGTTACTTCCATGGGGCAGCCTATCGGCGGCACAACGCAGGCTGTTTCACCTCTTTTATACCCGGCTACCACGGCTGCATACTCATTTGACTTAGCGGGTTCAAAGAATTTCAAGGGCGTCTATCCGGTAGTTACTCCGATGGCTGGACGTGTGGGTCCTGCGTGCCGGTCTCGTAAGCGTTTACGCCGTTAAAGGTAAATTGTTAATAATTCCCTCCAGAATAGTTTAAATTC